AAAGATGGCTAAAGTAATTTCAGAAAAAGCAGTAGAAGTATCTTCAGTTGAGCAACCAAAAATGGTTGAAATCAAACATACGAGAGTAATGAAAGATGCTGATGGCAACGATGTAACTGTTCTTGATTATGTAGAAACAAGAAGCGTTGATGAAGCTATTGCAGAAGCAGAATCAAGAAAAGCAAGTCTTGAATCATCACTTGCAGAAGTAGATTCTGAATTGTCAGATTTAAACGCAATTAAAGGGTAATCGTGGCTATTACGTACAGAGGGGAACGCTTTAGGGGATATAATAAACCTAAGCGTACCCCTAGACACCCAAAGAAATCACACGCTGTATTAGCGAAAGTGGGAAGCAAGATTAAGTTGATTCGTTTTGGTCAACAGGGTGTTAGAGGTGCAGGGAAAAGTCCGAAGTCACCTGCACAAAGAGCAAGAAGAAGGGCATTTAAGGCACGACACGCTAGAAATATTCGCAAAGGGCGTATGAGTGCAGCATATTGGGCGAATAAAGTAAAATGGTAAGGAAATACAATGGAACTAAACAAAAACACAAAATTTACACTAAGTATTGAAACTGCTGTTAGTATCGGCGTTACAATATTTATGATTATAGGTTTATGGTTTAATTTACAAGCCGACATTGAGGAAGCTAAATTATTACCAGAGCCACCAGTCAGTAGAACAGAATACGATTTAAAAGACCAAATGATTCGTAATAGTATTATGAATACTGAAGAGAAAGTAGAAAAACTTGAAGAAAAAGTAGATGACATTAAAGAAGATACTCGCAGTATTAATGACACTCTGCTGAAAATGAATAATAATTAATATGAGGTATAAAGATGAATTATTACTATGGTATGGTATGGTTGCTTGGACTATTCTTATGGCAATCGCCCTTATACTCGCAGTCCGTTAGATTAGATAGCTTTCAAGATGTGCAGTTGTTAAATGTGCAAAATTGCTCAGTTGTGCAAGTGAATGCTTCTTGGAATCATCAGAATAGAGTAAAAATAGAGAAATTAGCAAACATCTGCTATGTAGCCGAGATAGACATTGAAGATAAGGTTATCGGTGCTACAATAGCCAAAGAATGGAATATTAAAATCGTTCCTACTATCATTGTATTAGAAAACGGTAAAGAGGTAAAACGATTTGTTCCTGGTATTAGTATGAGATTTAATGAAGATACTATCATTGAAGATGTCAGAAAAGAGGTAAGGCAATGAGAAAGAAAAGAAAATCGAGAGTCAATCAAGCAGGAAATTATACTAAACCTACGCTTAGAAAGCGTTTATTCAATAAAATCCTAAGAGGAAATAAAGGTGGTAATCCTGGACAATGGAGTGCAAGAAAAGCTCAAATGTTAGCACTCGCCTACAAACGAGCAGGTGGTGGTTATAGATAATGGCTCTCAAGAAATCACAGAAAAGTCTACGCAGGTGGACAAAACAAAAATGGCGTACCAAGTCTGGGAAACCATCAAAAAAAACTGGAGAACGATATTTGCCAGAACGCTTAATTAAAGCAATGACTTCTTCAGAATACGCATACGAAACTCGTAAGAAACGCAAAGCAAAAAAAGCAGGAAAGCAACGAGCTAAGTATTCTCGCAAAACAAGAAAAAGAATGCGTAGATATTCTTAATTTGTTATATTCAGTATTATTAACCATACTGGAGGACAAATGTCTAAAGAAACAAAACAAGATGAATTTAAAATCGTATTAGAGGACGGAAAAGAAGTAAACTTTGACGACCTACAAGATGAACAGAAAATAATGGTAAATCAACTTAGAGATTTAGATTTGCAGTTAAGCAGATTGAATTTTCAAGCTCAACAACTACAAGCAGCTAAAAACCATTTTTCTACCGAATTAAATTCTTCTTTGAAAGAAGAGAAAGAAGATGCCTAAGTTAAATGTAGTAGCAGGTATCATAGATAAAGTAGCAGATAAAATTGATGACTTTACTCTTGACAAAGCAGAAAAAGCACAACTCATACAAGAGATTAACAAAGCTCAACTTGAAGTCAATAAAGTTGAAGCAGGACATACCAGTTTATTTGTTGCAGGTTGGCGTCCTTTTGTTGGTTGGACTTGTGGAGTAGCATTATGTTATCACTTCGTACTACAACCGTTCTTACTTTTTCTTGTATATTCATTTGGATATCAAGTGGATTTACCAGTATTCGATATGAGTACATTGACAACAATACTTCTCGGACTTCTCGGTTTAGGTGGTATGAGGAGCTTCGAGAAAGTGAAGAAGTCAGCATAATGGAGTTCAATGAAATCATTGAGAAAGTCCTCGAACACGAGGGAGGTTATGTCAATGACAAAGATGATTTAGGTGGGGAAACTAAGTATGGTATTACCAAACGATTCTATCCTCACCTTGACATCAAGAACTTAACCAGAGAACAAGCAAAAGAAATATACTATCAAGACTACTGGATTCCTTCCAAAGCCAAATCATTACCAAAAGATTTACGCTATCCATACTTTGATTGTGTAGTCAATACTGGACAACGCAGAGCAGTAAAGATATTGCAACAAGCGTGTAACAATAAAAACACTTTTGAAATCAAAGAAGATGGACTTATTGGTGCAGCAACTATCTCTGCGTGTAAAAGATTAGAAGCAGATAGATTTATTTCATATAGAATCTTATTCTATTCTTTGTTAATTTCAGAGAACCCTACGCAAGAAAAATTTTGGTATGGGTGGTATAAAAGAGCCAAAGGAGAGTAAATGCCTACATATATAACATCACGAGATTTAAAAGATACTTTTCCAAATTTAGATGAATTTGATACAAAGAAACCTATTTACAGCTGGGTAATTGACTCAGGAAGTAGATATGTTTCTAATGATTCTGGTCTTGTAACACAATTATTTGTAGACGGAAAAGATTTAGGTTCAGCACAAGCGTCCAAAGCAGCAGTAGATGCCAACGATGAATGGTATTACGAAGAAAGCGAAGACGCAGTATATTATTACAATGACAGTAGCAATCCTGATGATTTGTTAATGGAAGCAGGGGAAGATTTTGCAACTCTGAAAACAAGAGTAATGAAAGACGCAAGTGACTATGTAGATTCTAAATTAGATTCTACGCTTCCAAGAGAACAGTTTTTATTAAAAGACGGTACATACGATTATTTGATTAGAAGATTAACTTCATTAGTTGCAGCATTCTTTCTAGTTAAAGGGAAAGACCCAACAAGTGAAATAGCAGAAGCGTTGTTTGAAGAGGCAACAATGCATATTGAAGATTTAAATAGTGGAAGAGCTAAACTTACTTTTCAAAATACTGGAGATGCTTCCAAAGGTATTGTAAGACAAATATCTGTGTCTGGAAGTCTTAATATTGTTGACACTAGAGGAAATTACTATGGTAGCTATGATAGATTAAAAGTTATTGTAACTACAGGTGGTGCTATGGGAACTGCTAAATATTCTGTGTATGCAAAAGATACAGACGGATTAAAAAATAACTTAGTATTGCAAGACGAAATTATTAATGGTGACTATCAAGAATTAGCAGGTGGACTACAGATAAGATTCCAAGGTTCATCTGATTCATCTACTGCGACACAAAATGATGAGTGGGAAGTAGAAGTAACTGGAGCATACGAAGAAGTAGAAAATGCATCTATGCGTTCTGTTAAAATGACTCGTAAAGATTTCAAACAATTCTATCGAGGTAAGAATGGCAGTCGCATCTACTAATGCTTGGAAAGTTCAAGTAGAAGAAACTATTCAAAGAGGAATCAGGGGTGAATTTGGTTCTTCTATGCCAGTATTCCGTTCAAGAGATTTTCAACACAGAGGTAATCAATTTTCTATTTTAAAAGGTGATAATTCAGATGCTTCAAATACTATGTATCAATTATTACCCAACTCTTATAATTTAAGTTTTGAGTTCTATATGATTGACCACAAGCGTAACGATGTTACTGTAAAGCGTTTTTTTAGTCAAGTATCACGTTTAGAAGAGGTGTTTTATTCTTTAATAGAGATAGACCCATTATTTAGTTGTGTTATCAATAGTATAATTTATGAGGACGATGAAGAGTTTAATGGATTTAGAAAAGCGATATTTGATATAACAGTAAGGAATGTAAGATAATGGCTATCAGTTATAACAATATTACTTATGAAAAAATAATGAATCCATTGCGTGATAAACTGCGTACAGAGTTCAAAGGTGCGTTGCCAGTATACTTTGATAATCAACCACAGGATATTGGAACAAAGTCATTACGCATATATCCTACCTCTCAAGAACTACAAGAAAAACGAACAAAGTCTTATTTAAACGTGTATAATATAGAAATGGATTATGTAGTAAAAACATACGGAGATGGAGAAAAAGCTCTTGATGAGATGTATAAAGATGTTAGTAGAATAGAAACGGTATTGTTTAATAACTCTAATGGTGGAGATATTCCTTACTTTTATGCAGGAATGCCAGAAGTAGAGCATAATATAGACACTGAAATAAATAATGTTTATATTTCAAGAATTACCGTTCCAGTGTTATATGAGGAGGTACACGAGAAGTTTGTAAGATTTGTTACCTCTAGTGATAAATTCTTTGTAACTTCAGATGGACTTTTTTATATTGTAAGGAGTTAATTATGGCAAAAAAATATAAACTAAAAGATGGCTTAATGCCACGTAGACCAAGTTTCTTAGGATTAGATACTCAGGACTGGTATGAATTAAATGCTGGAAAGAAAGTAGAATTATCAAAATTGCCAGAATTAGCAAAAGATTATTTAGAAGAAGTAAAATCAAAAGTTAAAAAAGAGGTAAAGTAAAATGGCTATCAGTGCAACATCAGTATCCCCAAAAGATTTTCAGCTTGGGATTATAAAAGAAGCTACTGCAGGGACAGCAGTTGTTTCATCAATGAATTTAATTAATATCGACTCACTTGAGCTTCCTGCTTTAAATCCGTTACAAGTAACAGATGTAAGGCACGGAACTGGAAGAACGTTAAAACAAGTTGATACTTTTGCATCAAACAAATTGACTGTAAAAGAAATAAGTTTTTCAGGGATAGCAGATAGCACTATCCTACCTATTTTACTTGAAAACATTACACAGGACGCTTCTGGCGTAGGTTCATCTGGTGATGACTTATATGAAGTAGCAAACAACTATGAGCCAAGTGCAATAGATATTGCTACAACTACTGCATCAGACAACTCAATGACATTTACCGTCGCAGTAGACAATGCAGTAAACAGTGCATACTCAATGGTATTCAAAGGTTGTGTTTTAACTTCTTTAACTATCAGTGGTGATATTGGTGAAGAATCAGGTAGGGTTAAAGTATCTGGTACATTTAAAAGTGGATTAGTTCCTGACCTGTCACCTTCTTCTGCTCCAACATTTGGCAGCACAGCACATTTCAACAATAATTATTTTGTAACTGATTTTGATACAACCAAAGTAGCAGGTGTTGCTGACTGTGTATTAAAATCATTCAGTTTAACTATAGAGAACGATGCTCAGTTTATGGGTTTTGATTCTTCAGGAAATTATCAAGTAATTCAAAGAGCATTACCAGAAGTAATTGCTACTTGTGATTCTGTTGTAAAATACGATGGGAATACACAAGCATTAATTGAATCATTTGAAGGACAATCATTTGGAGATGACACTGGTCACGTAGATATTGACTTACAAGCATCTTCAGGCACAAATAAGATTGGTATTGATATAGACCATACTATCTTAACAGATGTAAGTTTTTCAGAAGAAGAAGCAATGTTCTTAAGTATATCACAAAAAGCGATTGCAGATGCTACTGGTGCTAATAAATTCTTTAGCATAAAAGCAACTAACACAACTGCTTAAACCAATAAAGGATAATCAATGTCTAAAAAAATAACACTCAAGAGTGGCAAAAAAGCTACCCTTGTAGAAATGTCTGTAGACTCTTTTGATAAATGTATGGATTCTGTAGAATTTGTGCAGAAAGATGGAGAGTCAGCAATTAAAAATCAATTTGCATTAAGCACACTATGGATTAGAAATGGTGTAGATGGTGCAGATGACAAGTTTATTAAATCTTTATCTATTGAAGATAGAGTAGAATTACAACTAGCTATTCAGGATTATAATAGCTTGGGGGAATAGATTCCCTCTCACTGGAGTTAAACATATTGATAGATGATTGGTGTGAGGGTTGTAGATATTCTACCTTTCCATATAAAGCTAAGTTACCTCTTAAAAAGAATAACAGCATTCACACCTTTACATCTATGGACGATGTATGGTATGTTATTGGTTTACTAAAAGAAGAATTAGAAGAACATAACGCAACATCAGAAAAGAAGTTCGAGTTACATCAAACTATCAAGTCACATCTACCATTTTTTGCGTGTCCTAATCATTTTATTAGCAAAGAATACCAACGAGATATAAAAAGATATACGTATTCTCAAAAGATGAATGTTCCTCCCTATGAAGGTTCATATGGAAATCACCCAAAAAAATGGATTGATAAGTGCAATGTTATAGAAAAAATGTTAAATTATATCCAATCAGAACAATTTAAAAAGAGCAAGTAATGGCAGATACAAAACTAAAAGTACAAATTCAATTCCAAGCGACTGGTGATAAAGAGTTAGCAAGAGCATTTAAAACTGCTTCTATAGCAAATGAGAAGTTAGAGAAAGCAAATAAAAAACTTACCAAGCAAAACGAAAGATATGGTAAAGGTGTTTTTGACATAACAAAAAAAAATAGACTTTTAGCAAACTCTTTTGCAACGATTAGAAGTAAATTATTATTGGCTTCCTTTGCTATAGGATTAGTTTCTGCTAGTTTTGGTAAACTTGTACAACAGTCAATGCAATTCGAAAAAGTTAAAGTTCGATTAAATGCAATGTTTGGCTCTGTTCAAAGAGGAACTGAAGCATTTAACGCTTTTAACAAAATAGCTGCAACCACTCCATTTACATTACAAGATATTGTTGAAGCAGGTGCTTCATTAAAAGCATTTGGTGCTGATTCAGAAAGATTAATTAAACCTGTATCTGACTTAGCAGCATTTATGGGAACAACTGCAACAGAAGCAGCACAAGCACTTGGTCGTGCGTTTGCAGGTGGTGCAGGAGCAGCAGATATACTTCGTGAAAGAGGTATTTTACAATTAGTCAGAGATAGTCAAGGTATTGAAGATTTAAGTAAAATTACCTTACCAGAGTTTAGAGAAGCATTAGAAAAAACAATAACTGACCCTTCCATTGGAATAGCTGGTGCTACTGATGCGTTATCTAAAACAATGACTGGTATGGTTTCAAACTTACAAGACTCTTTTGTTAGACTTAGTGCAGCATTGGGTGATTCAATTATATTTTTCAGTGGAGCTAAAAAAATAATTCCTGCCTTAACTGATATTTTTTCAAACTTAACAGAAGCAATAACAAGATTTAATGAAACAGACCAAGAAACTTTTTTGAGATTAATTTCTGAATTTTCTGATGCAGACACTATTCAAAAGTTTAGCGATGCCTTTGAAGTTGTTCCTAGCACTTTTGATAAGGTAAGCGATGCTTTAGATGGAACAGAAAGCATTATGAATAAGTTTATAAAAACGTCAAATGTCGCATTTGATTCTGGGTTTTATAAAGATTTTACCGACACAGTAAATACTGCAGTTGTCCCTGTGATGAATTTGGGAACAGCACTTGATAAAACATTTATATCAGGAGCATTGAGTTCACAGCAAGGAATTGAAAGGCTTACTAAGTTTTTAAATGAAATGCAATTAGAGGTTGATATTCAAAGAGCATTATTGACTAGACCTGGAAGGGGTGGAACAAAAGCAGATATTGCTCAACTAGATGTATTAAGAAGAGTGCAAGAATCAATCATAAAGCCACTTCAAGAATTATTACCAAAAGCAGTAAAAGAAGCAGACCCTGTTGCAATAAATTTAGATGATTTGGTAACGTTTGATGAGGACGAAGAAGATGTTTCTATTTCTGCAAGATTGGTAGCAGAAGAAGCTCGAAATCGTTCTGCTCTAGCTTCAGCGTTGATGGAAACAGCAAACCTTGTTCAAGAAGCTGAAGGATTAATAGTGCAAACAAGAGAAGATTTGTTTCAAAATCATTTCAATAAAATATTAAATTTAGCTCAACAAAATATAAATCAAAGAAAAAATGCAGAACTTCAAGCATTAAGAGATACAGACGCATTTAGAAATGCTAGTGCTGAAGAAAGAGCAGATATGGAAAAAGATGCTCTAAAAAGATTTAGAGAGCAAGAGCAAATTATATTTAGAATAAATCAAGCTGTAGAAATAGCAAAAGTTGTTATGAATACAAAGTCTGCTATGGCACAAATACAAGCAGTAATGGCACAAATACAAGCACAGGCAGCATTGTTACAAGCTAATCCAATAACTGCTCCTTTTGCGAAAAAAGCATTAGCACAGATACCAATGTTAACTGCCACGATGGGTAATCTAAAAGCATCTTCTGCTATGCAAATAATGGGGATTGCAGCACAAAAACCTCCAGCGTTTGCTCGTGGTGGTTCTTTTGTTACACAAGGACAGCAAATGATTATGGTAGGAGATAATGCAGGTGGTAGAGAACGAGTAGATATTACACCACTATCTACACCAGACTTTGGTGACGCAGGTGGAGGTGCAAGTATTAATGTAAATATTATGGGCAATGTTATTGGTACACAAGAATTTGTAAGAGATAACTTGTTGCCAGAAATAGAAAACACAATTAAAAGAAATCTTGCGTAATGGCTCTATCAGGTTCAACAAATTATAATAATGCTTTAACTAGCACTATTAAAGAAGAATGGCTTTTTGAATTTAGAAATCAAGATTATCCATCAAGTCCAATACCTGCAGATACTTCTGATGAAATTATAAGATTAGCTACTGCAGAAGTACCTCATTCAAGTATTAGTGATATGAAATATCACGGATTTATAACCAACACTCCTTCTATCAGAGAGTCTATTGATTTAAATAATTCTACAGCTACTGTTAGTAATATTTCTATTACCTGTGCAAATGGAACGTTATCTAATCACAGCAAAACATTAGCAGAAGAAATATATGGAGGTAGCAACAATTATATAAACAGAGATGTTATTGTTCGTTCACGAGTTGGTGGATATACAGAAATAATTTTTCAAGGTAGATTAAAAGAAGTAAAGTTAAGTAATCAAGACACCGTAAGTATTGTGATTGCAGTACACGACCCAATACAAGATATTTCTATACCAGAATATCAGTCGAAATCTGGTAATTACTTTCCAATTTTTTACGGCGAATCTGTTCCTGAAACATCAACTGTTGGCGTTCCTGACTTTATTGATGCATCGATAGTGTTTCCAGTAGAAGTAGACACTTTAAACAATGATGTATTTAACTGTTTATTTCATCAAGCAGAATCCGTTGATGCAAGATTACACTATCCAGTAAAAGATACTTTTAACGCTAGCGAGTTTCCAATAATGTGTCCACTTGATGATACTTTTAGTAATGCAACTTATGATGATTATGAAGGTGCAACTAACGACACAAATAGAAATGTAATGCGTACAGATTTAGACTTGCATAGAGCATATAAAGTGCGACCACAAACAGTAACAAATCCAAGTAGTGGTGGTGGAGTTACTGTTGCTAATCCTGGCAATGCTTATGATGACAATGTATCAACTGATGCAGACTTTACTGCTGCATTAAATACAGATGTTACAGTAGATAAAGAGTATGTAATTTCCGATATTCCAAAAGAAGAACACGCATTACAAGCTTTAAAGTTTTTTTACAATTATTCTATTACTGGTTATGGAGCTTCTAATGGTAATTTAACAATAAAAATAGGTGTAGCAATAAAACACGATGGCTCATATAGTTCTTTTAAAGAAATAACCAAAACAGGAAATCAATCACCAGAACCACAAGAACTGAATTTATTAAGTAATAGCGACTTCTCTAATGCTACAAATAAAACACCAGAAGAATTAAAATTAAGAATACGATTTACAAACAATGCTAGTGATGATGGTGGAGATAATAATTTAGCAGTAGTAAATCTCTTTGATACTTTTTTTCAAATAGAAACAAAAATTGTAGATGACAATGATACAGATGAATTGCAACTTGCTAACTCAAGTGCAGTTACATCAGTAAAAAGATTATATACTGGTGCAGATGGTTTTGACGAATCTTGGAATGCAGGTACAGTAGCAAGTTTAATACACGATATGCACAGAGATATATTATACAGATTTGCAGGAGTTACAGCTACACCTGATGGATATAGTGCATTAGATACCGATAGGCAGCAAACTGGATTCTTTTGGTTTTGTAGATATTATACACACAAACCTATCGAAATAAAAAAATTATTAGAGCAATGTCAATATGAAGGTGGATTTATATTTAGATTTCGTCCTTCTAATCAAACGCCACAATATATACATATACCAGATTCACCAACAACAATACACACAATAGACAAAAACGATATTACCAATTTAAATATATCTGTTACGCCTTTTGAATCATTGGTAACTAAACGAATTGTAAAATATGAAATTAATCCAATCAATGATAAAACGATAAGAGAAATAACTTGCACCGATACTACAAATAATCCAAGAACTACTTATAATATTGATACAAAAGAAAATATAAAAACTGATGAATTAAAAATACTGAGAAATTCAGTTGGACAAGCTAATATGGGTGGTGCAAGAAATAATGGGTTTGCTAATTATTATAATGCTATTGAAGGTAATCCAAAATTAGTGGTGGATACAGAAATAATAAATCCAGGTAGTAGTGGTGGTAGTTCTTATTTTTATTTAATGGAAGTTGGAGATATATGTGCGTTTAATCATAATGATATGATTGTTGAACCTTTTGGACAAAGTTTTAATGGTAAGCAATTTATAGTAACTTCTTTAACAAGAAGTCCAGGTAGTCTAAAAGTATCTTTGAGAGAAATATAAAAAGAGGTAAATTTTGTTATGGCTATTACATCAGTAAAATTCGGAACATCAGCAGCAGGAGCAAATAACGCTACTTACTCACCTAGTCAAAATCCAAACATTGGAACAGAGCTTTCTAAAAAATATGATGGAATCAGAGTTAAGAAATCTTTAGGTGGCGAAACATATACTTTTGCTAATCACATATCATCAAGAAGACAACGAAGATTGGTATATGAAAATTTAAGCGAAACAAATAAAGATAAATTGGTTGCTTTGTTTGATTACGCAAAAGGACAAAAGACTTCATTTTTTTACAGCGAAGATGGTTTTAGTACAAATGGATTTGAAGTTCGCTTTGTAAATAACAAATTACCAGTATCAGAAACGGCTTATAATGTGTATCGTGTTGAAATCAACATTGAAGAGCAATTATAAGAAATTTTTCTTTTTAAAATACCCCTACAAAGCCATAAAAACACTCTTGATAGCATATCGTAAGCGTGATAGAACAAAGTGGTATGAACACCGTAAATAATGCGTTATTTGACGTTTAGTCTTTTTTATCTTCAAAACTACGCAAAATTAAGTTTTCTCTGATTTTATTGTTGCGTTTTGCTCGTTTTTTGAGGTTGTTGTTTTCTTCGTTTAAGATTTTTAATAAATCTTTGTATCGTTTTGCTATTTTTTTATTCATCATAATTTTATAGGGCAACCAGTAGCCAACCGTATTTACTTAAAATAATCTAATTTAAAGAAATAATAACTTAAGGTGAACAGGGTTGATTACCTGCGACACTCCTTCAAATGCCATTAATTAATTTAAATTTTATTTTGTGTAATATGTTGCCCTAATATATTAGAATGGCAGTTCGTCGTCTTTTGATTTAGGGATAGAAAAAGATAACCCAAAATATTTCTTTCCACCTTTACTTTCATTAATCCAAGCAGATACATTGTATAATGTACCATTTACATTTGCTTTACCTTGATAGTCAGGTTGCGTGTCTTTTTCTTTTTTTTCATTAGTAAATAATGAACCTTTGTTTTCTTTGTGTTCGTAAGCCATTACTTTAATCTCCAAGTGTATGTTTTTCTTCCTGCGTTCCCTAATACTTTTTTATCTGTTTTTACAAGTCTGTTACGATTTGTTAAATCAGTAATTGCTCTGCGTATAGATGTTAGTGGCGTTTGTTCATTAATTGATTCATTTTCAATTAAGAATCTCCAAACATCATTTGCAGATAGATTATCATTAGGGTAAGTCTGAAAAACTGCTAGTGTTAATTGTTCTTGATTGTTTGCTTGTTTCATATTTGTTCGCAGCAAACTTCCATTTTGATTTGTTGTATTGTAATACATTTTACCTTCCTTATTTTTGCATTTAAGACAAAGCGATATTATTGCGTTATAAACGCATTGATATAATTTTGCAATAATCATCAGTGTTTAATCGTCACAATTTTCGCAATGTTTCCAAGTTGGATTAAGTCCAATATATTCTTGTTCAGTCACTCTTTTAGGATTAGTAATTGCTCTATTAATCTCCAATGCAACATTTTTGATTTCAGGTGGCAATTTTCTAACATAGTGGCTTTCAAAAATATGTTTTAGCACTTCTGTTTCCTTTGGATTTAACTTTAACATCATATCGTTACCTCAAATATGGTTTTCTTTGGTTTTAGTTTTGAAGATGATTTTGCATTATAACTTTCTAACTCTTCGTCAATATTATAACAGTCATCTCCAACATACTGTAAATCTATCTTCATAGCGTCTATATTTTTATCTTCGTGGAAAATATAAATATTCTGACTTGCTCTTCCTGATAGATTTAATCCTTTTTCACTGTACTCGTTAGCTCCAACCAATGAGCTACTTCTACTTGCGATATCTCCTACTCTTGCAGAATGAATGTGTCCAGAGATAATATAATCTATCTGCACACCTCTACCTGCGTACCTTCCCTTAATCTGATTCACGCTTTTTTCGTACTGAGTAGTAAAACTTCCGTTTCCGTGTAATAATAATAGATTTTGTCCTGCAACATTGACTACTACTTCCGTAGGGTCATCAACAATAAAGTTTACATCTGTTGTCTTGAAATAATGACGTAGTATCTCAAAAATAACAAAGTCATAATTATCGGAAGCCATAAAGTCTGACCAACCCCAATCTTGTTTTAGTCTACTTTCGTTTCCTGTTACACAAGCAATAGACACAGAATAATCTTTTCCTACATCAAATATAATCTGCTGTAATAAATCTACTGCAAGAAATACTGCTTTGCTTCTATTCGTAGACATATTCAACATTTCATCTAATCTTCTATCTGAGTTAATTAAATCGCCAGTAATAGCGATTAAGACGTTATCTATATCATAAACCTTAAAGATTTGTTTTGCTCTGTTTACGTAATGTTTTAAACGTCTACTAGCAACTTTGAAATCATAATGGTTATGAGGTAAGGAAACAAGTTCGTTAAAATGTGTATCAGATATTTGAAGAACTCCAACACTTTTTCCTTGTTTGACTTTTTTAAATTTAAATTTTGAAAAATTCTTTTGTTGCAATAATGCTTGTATATCAAATAATAACTTAGTAATTGCATTTTCATATCTTGCTTGTTCTCTAAATGCTTTACGTTCTATTCTGTTAGTATCTTGAGCAGATTGTTTTTGCTTTGCTAACTTAATATTTTCTCGGACAATATCTAGGTCTAAAAGCTGTGGATTTACGGTTCTTGTGCCACAATCTTTGCACATATAACGCTGTTTGTAGCTTCCGTCATAATTTTTTTGACGGGACTTCTTAATCATATTCTTGCTGTCACAACTAGGACAAGCTATGATATATCCGTCTTCTGTCACTTTCATTTGGTCAATCTCTTGAATCCGTTACTTTCATTTACCAAATCTAATAAATCCTTAAATTCAAAGCAAACCATTACTTTTGAATGATTTTTTGAGAAAACTAATAAGGGTGTTAAGTCATCTGAATTTTCACACGCTTGTTCGTAGCATTGCCAAACATTAATTCGTTCTACTTTTTTACACTCAACTGCATAAGGGAAAGTTTCTCTACCTGCTTTGGATAATATAATATCCATACCACTTTCTCCCATAACTGCTGTTTTTATGTCGTGTTCGTCGATTCTTAACTTTTCCATAATCATCTCCCTGACTTTATTCTGGAAGTTCCTACCTTTTGCTTTCGCACTACTTGGCTTCATTTATAAACTCTCCTTTTACTATATCATCAATTATAAAGCCGATAGTCTGATTGCTTTCGTA